AAGCAAGATGTGGGCGGTCAAATCAGTGGTCTATCAAATAGACTTACAAGCAGTGAGCAAGGAACCACTACTCAGATTTCAAATATTTCAAATCGGATAAACAGTAATAAGCAAGGCACAGATAATCAGATTTCAAATTTAAAGACTCAGGTCGCTACAAACAAGGATAATGCTGAACGACAAATGGGTAGAATATCTGATCAGGTTTCTGCAAACAAAGCGAATGCTGATAGTCAATTTGCGAATGTGACCAATCAACTAGCGCGAAAAGTAGAGACTACTGACTTCCAGCGTGTTAAGGAAACCAGTAAACTTTACGAGCGGATTTTGGGCAATACTGAAAATGGAATTGCGGATAAGGTTGCTCGCATGGCTCTGACCAATCAACTGTTTCAGGTTGAGGTGGCTAAAAATGCCAGCAATGGTCAAAATTTGTTGCAAGGCACAAAAGACTTCTCAGGGGGTTGGAAAAACAAGGGTGCAAATTGGAAAAAGCACGCTGAAAAATACAAAGGTGTTGATGTCCTATTTAAAAATAATTCGTGGAATGGCGTTGGACAAGAGATTGATGCAAAAATTGGTGAAGTCTATACATTCAGCTTATGGATGAAGAGCGACTGGAAGAATGATACAGTAAATTTCTATGTAAATAGAAATGGATCTGTTGAGAAAGGTTGGGGTGTTCCATCTGAAACATCGGTCGCTATAACAAGTGAATGGAAACGTTACTCATTTACCTTCAAAATTACTGTGGACGGCTTCATCTTTCCTCGTGTAGAACGACTTAATCAAAATACAAATCTATATATTGCAGGTCTTAAACTTGAAAAAGGATCGTATGCAACACCGTACACCGAAGCTCCTGAAGACACGGACGAAGCGATTCGCTCTGTTCAAAGCCAACTAACTGGCTCATGGGCAGTTCAAAACATCAACTCGGCTGGAGATATCATCTCTGGAATCAATCTTGGCGCCAATGGACATAACCGCTTCGTTGGGAAATTGACCCACATCACTGGAGAGACCCTGATTGACAGAGCAGTCATCAAGTCTGCCATGGTTGATAAGCTCAAAACGGCCAATTTTGAAGCTGGTTCGGTCACGACTACGATATTAGAAGCTGAAGCGGTAACTGCTGAGAAGTTGAAAGTTGACAATGCGCTTATTAGAAAATTAACTGCAAATGATGCTTTTATTGACCAACTGATATCTAAACGTATCTTCTCTACTAAGGTTGAGTCCGTCATTTCTAGCTCAACCTTCCTAGAAGCCTATCAAGGCCGAATCGGTGGATTCACACTTGGTCAATTTGACCAGGGTGGCGGTCGCTGGATTTCAGGTGTCAATCAGTTCTCTGTTGGTATGGGGAATGGTGCCGGGCATGGAGTCCGGACAGCCTTCTGGGCGAACTGGGGAAATAATTGGAACTATGCCGGACCTAAAGCATGGAACGTCAATACTGATGGGAAAATGTACTGTAGGAATGAAGTCGGTTTTTATGATCAAGTGGATTTTTCGAATTCATCGAGAGCAAACTTCTATGGGAATACTACTTTTTCTCGTTCTCCTGTGTTTTCAAATGGTATCGAACTTGGAAGTAAAGATGTGCTTGGTGATGGTTGGAATCCCAAAGGCGGAAGGAATGCGGTTGTTTGGTGGAATCAGGTCGGTAGCGGTAGCGTGAAGTATTGGATGGAACAAAAATCAGACAGACGCTTAAAAGAGAACATCACAGATACAGCTGTGAAAGCCTTGGACAAAATCAACAGATTAAGAATGGTTGCATTTGATTTCATCGAAAATAAGAAACATGAGGAGATTGGTCTAATAGCTCAAGAGGCTGAAACTATCGTTCCAAGAATTGTCTCACGAGATCCTGAGAATCCAGATGGCTATCTACATATCGACTATACCGCTTTAGTTCCTTACTTAATCAAGGCCATTCAAGAATTAAATCAAAAAATAGAAAAAATGGAGAAAACAATAGCATGAATAACAACATGTTGACCAATATCGCACTTTAAAGCAATTCAGGAGCTTGCTCTTGAAAATAGAAAACGAGCACACAGATTGGAGAACTTAGAAAATGAACACAGAACAGCTTAACCAAGCCTTACGAATGACAATTAGTGAAATATCAACAACTTCAACAAATTCGATGATTACAAGTAATATCTTGAGTATTCAGTTGGATGAGCAAAGGGAAGAGAATCAAAGACTTCAAGCACGAGTGGATGAGCTGGAAGCTCTGCTTGATGAACAAACTAAACCAGCAGACAAAGGAGAATAGACATGGCAGAAACAAATCAAAACACAGATAACTTACTAGACCTTACAAAAATCACAGAACCATTTGATCTTGCGAGTGCTTTGCGCTACATGAAAGAAAATGGAGAGTTCATTCGTTGCAAGAATGTAAGCGATGACTTCTATATGTATCGTGACGTTCAAAAACGTCCTGTGATCGTAAATGGCCGTCGCCAATTCAAGGATGTTGAAACCGTTTGGGCATTCAACCAGTGGGGTGGTACAATCGCAACAATCAACGTAGCCGTTCTGTTGAATCATGAATTCTATATCATGAAATTTGATGCAGAGGGCAATCCTGACTGGACGGTTCCAACGGTAGAACCTAAAGAATAGGAGGTTGTATGCAAATTGAATTTTTCAATTTTCTAAGAAGTGTCGTACAGACTGAAGATGGTTTGGTCTTGTACGCTCTAGCACTGATTGTCTCAATGGAAATCATTGATTTTGTGACAGGGACGATTGCGGCGATTATCAATCCTGACATCGAGTACAAGAGCAAAATCGGCATTAACGGGCTCCTTCGTAAGATTTCAGGGGTTCTCTTACTGATGATCCTCATTCCGGCGTCCGTTTTGTTGCCTGAAAAGACAGGTTTTGTATTCTTGCACTCAATCTATCTCGGGTACATCGCATTTACTTTTCAATCTCTCATTGAAAATTACCGCAAATTAAAAGGAAATGTTACTCTTTTTCAGCCGATTGTAAAAGTATTTCAGCGATTACTTGAAAAAGATGATGATACGAAAAAAGGAGAATAACAAATGCAACAAATTACTGAAATCATCATTGCTTTTGCGACAAGCTTTTTAACAGTAGCAGTAGGCGGTATTGTAAAAGCAGTAAAAGATTATCTTTTGCGTAAAGGCGGAGAGAAAGCGGTGATCATCGCTGAAATTCTAGCTAAAAATGCAGTTCATGCCGTTGAGCAAGTAGCTGCTGAAACTGGCTACAAGGGAGATGAAAAACTGGCACAGGCTCGCGCTAAAGTCCGTGCTGAGCTTACAAAATACAATATTAGCATGACTGACAAAGACTTAGACACCTTCGTAGAGTCAGCAGTGAAGCAGATGAATGACGCATGGAAAGGACGATAGGGAATGGATATCGATAGAAACAGACTACGTACAGGCTTGCCCCAGGTTGGGGTGCAGCCTTATCGACAAGTACACGCCCACTCAACAGGCAACCGTAACTCAACAGCTCAAAATGAGGCTGATTACCACTATAGAAAGGACCCTGAACTAGGGTTCTTTTCACATGTTGTCGGAAATGGCCGTGTCATGCAAGTAGGTCCTGTGAACAACGGAAGTTGGGATGTTGGGGGCGGTTGGAATGCTGAGACCTATGCAGCGGTTGAACTGATTGAAAGCCATTCAACTAAGGAAGAGTTTATGGCTGACTATCGCCTCTATATCGAATTGCTACGCAATCTAGCGGACGAAGCAGGCTTGCCGAAGACTCTTGATACAGACGACTTGGCAGGTATCAAGACGCATGAATACTGTACCAATAACCAACCAAACAACCACTCAGACCATGTGGATCCATATCCATATCTTGCAAGTTGGGGCATTAGCCGTGAACAGTTTAAGCAAGACATCGAAAACGGCTTGAGCGCTGCAACAGGCTGGCAGAAAAATGGCACTGGCTACTGGTACGTACACTCAGACGGCTTTTATCCAAAAGATAAGTTTGAGAAAATCAACGGTACCTGGTATTATTTCGATGGCTCAGGCTATATGCTTTCAGACCGCTGGAAGAAGCACACAGACGGTAATTGGTACTGGTTCGACAACTCAGGCGAAATGGCTACAGGCTGGAAGAAAATCGCTGAGAAGTGGTACTATTTTGATGTAGAAGGTGCCATGAAGACAGGCTGGGTCAAGTACAAGGACACCTGGTACTACTTAGACGCTAAAGAAGGCGCCATGGTATCAAACGCCTTCGTCCAGTCCGCAGACGGAACAGGCTGGTACTACCTCAAACCAGACGGAACACTGGTAGATAAGCCAGACTTCACAGTAGAGCCAGATGGCTTGATTGCAGTTAAATAAATAGAAAGGAAACTTTCTAAATTGTTCTTTCACCGCAGGCTCAGGCTTGCGGTTTTTTTGTTTGTCTGAAAATTGACTTGTTGGCGTCAACAAATAGTATTAAATCGCTTGGTTGCCAATTTTGTTGACATTAACAAAATTGCTCTGAAAGTACTGTCTGAATTAAAAAAGTAATGATTTTTTCATAACTTTTTATCTTCTTTTACGAATAGATAAGTAGGAGGAATAAAAATGAAGATTTTAAATATTGAACTAGCAAATGTAGAGCAGACAGACTTAGGTTTTGAGCATTGGGTAGATGTGACTTATCAGGTTCCGATTTTGAAGAATGAATACACGGTCAAACTATTATTACTTATGGAATGCAGGATAGAGGACCAAGAGGTTATTGAGTATCTGGTCAGCACTTGGAAGTATCGTGATCTCGTGTTGCATTCGGTAAAGATGTATGAGATAGAAAAGAGTGAGAGTTTTACTATCCTTGATTGAGATGTTGGTGGTCTTGCTGATTATCAGCGTGCTTTTCTTGCTCTTTGTACCTAATCTGACCAAGCAAAAAGAAGCAGTCAATGACAAAGGAAAAGCAGCTGTTGTTAAGGTGGTGGAAAGCCAGGCAGAACTTTATAGCTTAGAAAAGAATGAAGATGCTAGCCTAAGAAAGTTACAAGCAGATGGGCGCATCACGGAAGAACAGGTTAAAGCTTATAATGAATACTATACTAAAAATGGAGGGGCAAATCGTAAAGTCAATGATTAA